ATGAAGAAGCCCTCCGACCGCTATCTCTGGTTCCGTCCTGAATCCCGCAACATCTGGTTCCGCATGGCCGTCCCCAAGGAGGCCCAGGATCGTGTAGGCAAGAAGCTCTACACATGCCCGCTCGGCACCAGCGACCCGCGCGAAGCTGTCGTGCTCGCCGGCAAGAAGCGCGCCCAGCTGTTCGAGGCATGGGGGCTAATGGCTGCCCCGGCGTCGCAGCTTCCGGTGCCGCTGCGACGCGCACCGACCGACGCCGAGTTGGAGCATGCAGCCGTTGTGCTCGGCTATGAGCTGCCCAGGGCCGACGCGGAGGCCGGTAGGCGGACGTTGCGCGGCCCGAACATGTATCGCGGGCACGTCGCCTGGACGCGCGGCGAGCTGGAGGCCCAGACCCTTGCCGCCAACACTGGCGATCACGCCCCGGTGCGCGATCTCGCCGACGCTGCGATCGACGCCCTGGGCTTCGACATCGCGCCGGAGAGTGAGGGTTATGCCAAGCTATGCGACCTCCTGAACACGGCGCGGCTTGCCGGCCTTCGCGAGCAGCACCAGCGCAACCTTGGCGACGTTGAGGCCGAGACCGATAGCAAGCTGGTCCAGCGCGTTCGTGAGCGCGAGGCGGCGAAGGCCAAGGATGGCGAAACGATCGCCGAGCTGTTCGATGCCTGGGGCACTGAAATGCTCGCCAAGGGCGAAAAGCGTGCCGACACGATCAATCAAGACCGCAAGGTGCTTGCGCAGTTTGCGGCGTTTGTCGGTGCGGACCGCGACGTGCGCTCGATCACGCCGGCAGACGTGGCGGACTATCGGGACACCATGCGCCACCTGCCGCCGAAGTGGATGAGCAAGCGCGAGCTGCGCGACCTGGATATGCGCACGGCTGCCGCGACGGCGCGCGCCCAGTGCATGCCGCAAACCGCCTACACCACGATCAACAAGCACCTTTCGACGATTTCGCCGCTTTACAAGTGGCTGGCGGGACAGCCGAAATGGGCGGGCATGCGTAATCCCTGCGATGGGCTGTTTCATGCCAAGGTGAAGGGCAAAAACCGGCGTCCGTCGTTCAACACCGCCGCGCTCAACAAAATGCTCGGCTCGCCGCTGTTCAACGGGTTTCTCGCGACCGGTCGGGAACATGTGCCAGGTGCCATGCGCGCCGACGACTGGCGCTACTGGCTGCCGCTCGCGGCCATGTTCAGCGGCGCGCGCCTCGGCGAGATTGCTCAGCTCCGCGTCGGCGACGTGAACACGCAGTTCGGGGTGTGGTTCATCCATATCCGCCATGAGGAAAAGGACGGCCTCACGACCAAGAGCGGCAAGAGCCGGTTCGCGGCGGTGCACCCGATGCTTGAGCGCGTCGGTTTCCTCGCGTTCCACCAGCGCCGGCTTGAGGCCGTGGGCGGCGATCTCGACGCACCGATGTTCCCGGAGCTGGAGCCGAATGCGCGCGGGCAGATCAGCGGCATGGCGTCGCGCTGGTGGCGCGAATATCTCGCCGCGATCGGCGTGAAGGATGGCGACGCCCAAGGCGGCGACGGCTTCGGTGCCCATAGCTTCCGGCATACGCTCACCGACCGTCTGCGCGTCGAAGCCGAGCTACTAGACCCGCAGATTGCCGTGTGCCTGGGGCACAGCGAAAAGACCACGACTGGAGGGTATGGCAGCATTCCCCAGGGCACGGTGAAGATGCTCAAGGGCTATATGGACGCGGTGAGATTCGACGGCGTGACGTTCGATCATCTGATCGCCGCAGAGGACGCTCGGAAGCTGGCGGCGTAGCGTGTCGGAAACCGGCTGAGGGTGCGTTTTATACCCGCCGCGAGGGGGATTGACGTTCCACTGGAAGTCTGATTACGCGCGCGCCCTCGCGCTCTCGCCTGCGTCTATAAAACAAATAATATACTTAGATTCAGATTCGAAGATTCCCATGAACGTTGTTCTCCTTCGGAGAACGGACTGCGTCCCGATTTTTTGTCATTGGTGTCAGAACAAGCACAACAGCGCGGAGCGAAAATCTTGCTGGATGCGGAGTGCACAGCGCTTTCCGCTTTCCGCTCCTTCGATTTCGTGATACAATTCTTGCCATCGACAGCTTCGGCGTTCGATCCTCCTCCTGAGGCTAACTGGGAAGGTCTGCGGCCATGACCTTGACGGCGCGCTCTTAGAAAACCGACCTCCTAGCCATCGGCGTGACCGCCATCGGCAAGCTATCAATCAGCTTTTACCTTGAGCCACTAGGCGCGCAGCGCCGCTAGGCAACTTCGACCTGCCCCGTGGGGCACGCCCGTGACATGGGCCGTCCAGCCGGACGCTAACGGCGAACCGCTTTCCACCGTGACGGTGACGCAGCGCTTCCCCAACGCAGCTCCGGTGTGCCTCCTTGTCCGTTTCTCCCGCCACGTCCAAGCCTACCCTTGCCGCGTCGATCGCCTCATGGCGAGACGGCAGCGACGGCTTTTTCCGCTTCCTGGCGGACGTGCAGCCGCGCGTGCCGAGCGGCACCGGCGGATTTGTCCCCTTCAATCCTGGCCCCGTCGAGCGCGCCGAGATTGCGAAGGCCCTGGACGGCACCGACGTATCGGTCGCGGTGTTCTGCTGGCCCCGTCGCCACGGCAAAACGCTCACCAGCGCAATGATCCTCATCTGGCGGTTCGTCACGCGGACCGCCGAGAACATTGCCGTTGTCGCCAACTCGGAACGACAGGTCGTCGATACTGCCTTCCGCACGATCAAGCAGGCGTTCGAGCACACGCCGTTGCTCAAGCAATTGGTTGCGGCGGGCACCGTCAAGGTTGGCGCTGATCGTATCGAATTGCCAAGCACCGGCAGCGTCATTCAGGCGTTCAGCTCGAACCCCTCGGCGCTCTGGGGCAAGAAGCTCAGCGCCGCTCAGATTTCCGAAATCCATGCCGCGAAGAATGGCGGCGATGATGTGTTCGAGGCGCTGGCCGGCTCGCTGCTGGACACCGCCGGTTCGCTGCTGCTGATCGACTCTACGGTAGCGCCGAAGTCGTCGAAGCTGTGGGAGCTGTATGCTGCCGCGACGCACTCGACCGACCCCGACACATCGATCGCGTTCAGCCACATTGCCTACGCCGACTTAGACGAGGCCTGCGCCAAGTCACCGGCGTGGATTGCACCGGCAAAGCTGCGGTCGCTGGCCCGCCAGATGCTCCCGCACAAGTTTGCCCTCCTGCACCTCAACCGTTGGGGTGACGCGGCGAACCTCCTGTTTCCCGCCGCCGTGCTCGATCCTTGCATTGAGAGCTACCCGCTCGACCTAGATGCACTGGCGGCGGGTTCCGCTTCGATCGTCGGCGCTGGCCTGGACCGCGCGTTCGGCGGCACCGTCCGGGGAGATAAGACCGCAACCTCGTGCGTCGCGAAAATCGCGATCGACGACGAAGAGCACATCTACGTGCTGGACGCCGAATCCGTGCCGTTTAGCCGCATGGCCGGCATCAAGTCGCGATTCGACGGCTACCATGCCGCGCATGGCATGAAGCGCCTAGTGCTAGAGTCTTACGGCGCGCAGGATGTTGCCGATTGGGCAGGCACACGCCCTTTCGGCGCTGGCACCGAAGTCGTCCACCCGTCCCGGCGCACGAAGTATGCCGCGTTCCTCGCGCTCTATCAGGCGGCAGCCGAAAGTCGGCTGCATATCAGCCCCAAGTTCAAGGAGCTGATTGCCGAGCTGCGCGCCTTCGAGGTTAACGAAGACGGCAAGGCAACCGATGGCGAAGCCGCCGTGCCCAAGTTCAGCCATCCGCGCGGCGGGCATGACGACTTCGTGCATGCGCTGGCCTGGGCAGTCTACTCGCTGCGCAGCATCACCCTGAATCCATACGAGATTGCCGGAGTGAACTGCACCGGTATCGGCGCGAGCATCGTGCATTGCGCGCTCAATGGCGGCGATCACGTCCCGCCCTGCGCGGACGCTTGCCGTTCGATGGCCGAAGCTCGCCACCTTCACGGCGCTTATCTGGCCCGCTCGCCGCTGGTCCCGCTCGACCTCGCCCCCTTCATCGCAAGCAAGCTGCGCAACACCGGCGCGCACACGCTGCCCCGGTAACGGAGAGAATTTTGCTCGCCTTCCGCCGCCCGCAAACAACCGATGTGGTCCGCATCACCGCCGCTTCGCGTGTTCGCAAAAGCGACACTGCACGGCGCTTGGCCTATTATTGGGACCGCCAGAATGACGCGACCTATCGGCTGATCGCCCAGCGCTTCGCCAAGCCTGAGCAGTTCCGCATATTCTGCGTCAACATCGTTCGCGCCATCGCCGACAAACGCGCCAGCACCTACCGCATGCCGCCACGCCGCACCTTCGTCGGCATGGATCAGGCTGCCGGCGACTCGCTCTACAAGGCCATGAATGCAGACGCGGTGCTCAAGAAGGCGTCGCGATACTTGGAAGTCTGCAAGACTGTCGCGCTGCAAGTGGGCTGGAACGAGACGACCGGCGCGCCGACGCTGCGCGTGCTCACGCCGAACGTGCTCGACGTGGTGTATTCCGACCCAGAGCGGCCCGAGCGCGTCATCGTCACCTATCCCGGCGAGCGCGCCGAAGACACCACGTTTGCCGACTGGACGCCGACCGGCTTCCGCATGCTGAACCACAGCGGCGCGGCCACGCCGGTGCTGGGCAATCCCGGCAACGCCAACCCCTACGGCGTGCTGCCGTTCGTGCCGTGGTTCGACCGGTTGCCCGATGACTCGTTCTGGCTCCCGGGTGGCGACGATCTTTATGCTGCCCAGGATGCGGTCAACGTCGCGCTCGCGTCGCTGTGGCGCGCGGTCGAGCTGCACAGCCATGGCCAAGCCTGGGCATCGGGCATCTCGGCGAACGAGGTTCTGCAATTCGGTCCCGATCGTGCCGTCGCACTTCCCCAGGGCGGGCAGTTTGGTTTCGCCGCCCCGAACGCACCTATCGCGTCGATCCTATCGGCGATCGAATTTGTCCTGCGGGAAACGGCAGCCACGCACGGCGTCGGCGCTGACCTGTTCGATCTCAGCAAGGTCGCGGAGTCCGGCTCGGCGAAGCACGCCGGTCGCCTCGATCTCAAGGAGGTACGGCAGGATCAGATTGCCCAGGCCCGCACCATGGAAGCGCGCTTGTTCGACACGCTGCGCGCCGTGGTCAACACGCACCGGCCCGGCACAATCCCCGACGACGCTACGGTAGGCGTCGATTTCGCCGAGCAGCAAGACCAGCTCAGCGAAGCCGAAGCGCTCGATAACGCCCGCACGAAAAGCGAGCTGGGCGTGTGGTCGCCGGTCGATGTGCTGATGAGCACGAACCCGGACGGCTTCCCCGATCGCGAGTCCGCTTTCCGCGAGCTGCAACGCCGCCGCGACGAGTCCGCCGAGCTGGCCGTCCCACTTTGAAAGGAAACACCATGAGCACCGAAACTCCGACACCAGCGCCCAGCGCAGAACCCGAGACGCCCCCGGCGTCGCCGCCAGCCACCCCCGACGCCGCTTTGGAGCTGGCGGCCTTCAGGGATGTGCTGGCGGCGCTTCGCGCCGACATCGCAGCGCTGACCCCGGCTAAGACGGAAACCCCCGCCGCGCCGACCGTCCCAGCGACCGACACGCCGCCGCCCGCGATCACGCCGAAGGCGCCTGACACGTCCAACCTGCCGGTCTTTGCGCGCCTGGCAGCCGGCTACACCAACTAACGCGCACACCCGAACAAGAGGAATACTCAACAAGTGCTTACGCAGACCGAATGGGCAAAGCTGAACCCGGACCCGCTTCAGAGCGGTGTTGTGGAGATTTTCGCCACCACCAATCCGATCATGCAGTACATGCCTTTCCAAAACATCGCGGGCGCCGCGTATGTCTACAACCGGGAACAGGCTCTGCCGGGTATCGCCTTCCGAGGCATCAACGAGTCCTATGACGAATCCACCGGCGTCATCAATCAGCTCGCCGACCCCCTCAAAATCCTCGGCGGCGACCTCGATGTCGATGCCGCGCTGATCGCCTGGAGCACTGGCGCAAATGACACTCGCGCTGTGCAGGACGCAATGAAGGTGAAGGCCCTGTCGCTTTCCCACCTTAAGACGGTGTTCGACGGCGACAGCGCCGCCAACCCCAAGGAATTCGATGGCCTGAACGCCCGCCTGACCGGAGCACAGGTGCTCGGCGCCGGCACCAATGGCGGCGTGCTGACCCTCAACATGCTGGACGATCTCGTTGACGCGGTTTCTGGTTCGCCGTCGATCCTGCTGATGAACAAGAAGACTCGGCAGGTTATCCGACAGCTCGCGCGGAGCGTTCAGGCGCTGACCATCGCCAAGGACGACCTGGGCCGCGAAATCGACCTCTATTACGGGGTGCCGTTCGGCATCGTCGAGGACGACGCTCAGGGCAACGCCATCCTCGGCTTCGACGAAGCGCAGGGCACGGCGAACAACACCGCCAGCATCTATGCCATCCGCTTCGGCCCCGATGGCATGTTCGGCGCGCAGACGGCTCCGATTAGCGTCCGCGACCTCGGCGAGCTTCAGAGCAAGCCGGCGTTCCGTACCCGCGTCGAGCACTACAATACGATCGTGCTGGAGCACCCGAAGTGCGCGGCCCGCCTGAAGGGCGTCAAGCTCCAGTAAGCCACCCCACCGCCAGTAATGGCTTTCCCTCATATCCGGTGCGCCATGTGATCGCTGGCGGCGCGCATCGGTGAGGGGAAGCAGTGGCCCGGTTCACGCCGGGACGGGACAAGTCGGCGAGTGTCCCGAGCATACGAACAACCCCGACTTCCGGCGGCCCCTCTCTACTCCTTGGGGCGTGGCCGGCACTTCACCCGCTTTCGAGAACGCACAATGATCGCAGCCGCCTTACGCCCATTGCTGAATGCCCAGGTGCAGCATTGGCTTCCACCTGCGCGTGACATCCACGGCAAGCCCGCGAAGGCCGGCAGCACACCACACGCGGCCCGCATCACCTACACCCCCGGCACTCTCGTTGGCCCCGCGTCTCGGGAACGCACTGGCGACGCCGCGGCGATTGTCTGGCTGCTGAACCACCCCCGCCCAATCGCCATTGGCGACACCTTCGAGCTGCCGACCGGCGAAGCGCTGAACGTCATTCGCGCTGAACGCCGCACCTCGGGCGCCGACACCGTTAGCAAGGTTTTCCTTTCATGATCCTGCCCACCCCCGGCACCAATTCCTACGTCTCGCTCGACGCCGCCAACGCGCTCGCATCCGGACGTCTGTTCACCGCTGCTTGGACCGCCGCAACCGGCGACACCCGCGCCCAGGCACTCATGACGGCGACGGCGCTGCTAGACCGCATGCAGTGGCAAGGACGGCGCCTGGCACCGACGCAGCCGCTTGCGTGGCCGCGCGTCGCCGATCGCTGCCCCGAAGGCTTTCCGCTCACTGCCGACATTCCCACGCCGATCGCGGCGGCTACGGTTGAGCTGGCAATCTTCCTGTTAGGCAACGGTGAGCTGCCGGGCGGCCCTGCCATCATGCAGCGCATGCTTGGCGACAGCATGGTCATGCACTTCGCCCATGTGGCCGACGAATTGCCGAAGCACGTCCGCCGCCTGATCGAACCCTTTCTGCGCGTCAGCTCGGCGAACGTGGCGGAGGTGCGCTTCTAGTGTCCGACGATCAGATCGACGCGCTGATCGCGTCACATGAGATGCAGCTTGCCGACCAGATCGAAGCCGCGTTCCTACAGTTCCTGGCGACCGTCAACGTCGATCAGCTCGCAAGTGCACTGGACGACATGGGGGCCGACCACATCCGCGCCCAGCTGGCAATCATCTTGGACCTGGACGACACCGGCACGCCCCAGGTGCTCAGCGATGGCATGGGCAGCCCCGGTGCCTTGTTGGCGTCGTTTGTTGCCGCCGTCGCCGCCCTTGCGTCTGCCCAGGCAAAGCACTCGCTGAATACCAACGGCACGGCCCTCGCCAGCATGCGGGCCGATGCCATCGCGATGCTGGGCCGTTTTCTCGCCGACACCGCCACGGCGATCGGCGCCGCGATCGAGTCCGCCATTTACGGTTCCGGCACGCCCCAGGCACGCGCGGCCCAGCTCAAGCGTTCCCTGGGCCTCACCGTTCGTCAAGGCGCATCCCTGGACGTGATGCAGGCTGCGTTACAGCACTTTCTCGATACGCCGCGTACGCTCACGCCGGCACGAACCGATACCGCCGGCATTCGCATCCCGCCAACCTACACCCGGCAAGCGAATACCCGCGCGATTCTGGCGAGCACGCGCGGCAGGATCTCGGCTGCTCAACGGCAACTGATCGCTCGCGCGATGGCTAATCCGAAACTGACCCAAGCCGATGCCGACACGCTGCTGGACGGCCACGCCCGCGCCATGCGGCACTTTCGCATCCGCGCCGTCTCGAGCGAAGGAATTCACGACCTGGCCGAAACTGGCAAGCTCACCGGTTGGCGCATCGCACAGCGCTTCGGCGCGCTGCCCGCTGACCAGCGTCGGCACTGGCGCACCGCTGGCGATGAGCGGGTGCGTCATACGCATGCACAGGTGCCGGGCATGAACCCTGGCGGCGTGCCGCTCGATCAGCCGTTCAACACCCCCTTCGGCAAGCGCATGAACGCACCGCTGGAATGGGGCTGCCGCTGCAAGGCCACCCTGGGAGCCGCGCATTGACCGAAGCCATGCTTCCCCACGGCCTGCGTGCCTTCGACGATCGCACTAGCCACACTACCCCTGAGCGGCGCTTAATGTTGGCGACAATAGCCAACGCCGTTGCCGATGCCCTGGGCAATGGCGCGGTCAATCGCCCCGTCGAGCGCGATAAGGTGCGACGAGAAGCGCTGGCGTGGTTCCGCGCCGGCAGCCCGGATTTCCAAACTGTCTGTCATCTTGCCGGCCTCGACCCGCTCAACACCCGTCGCGCGGTGCTGCGCTATGCCGCCAGCGGGAAGCCGATGCCTGCCTCGCGCCGAAGCAACCGCAGCACTAATCGAACAGAAAGAAAGGCAGCGTGACCGATCTCGAAACCTTCGCCAACGAACCGCTTGTGATTGCCGGCCGCAAGATAGACGGGCGCACCATGGAGGCCCGCCGCTTCCGTGCCCTGGCAACCGATCTTGCCGCCCAGCTCCAGCGCGGCCCATCGCCCGCCGAACGCCTGCTGCTGCTGAACGCGGCCACGCTGGCGACGATGTGCGAGCGCTTCACGGCGGACCTCTTGGAAGGGAAGCCGGTGGATGAAGAGCCCTATCGCCGCAACGTCGCCGCGCTATCCGCCATCCTCATTAAGCTAGGCATGGCAGCCAAGAGCCGCGACGTAACCAAGCGCGACCGCGCCGGCCCGGACGACTTCGGCGCGGCGCTGATCGAGGCGAATGGCCAGTGACGCCGATCCCCTCGACGCGATACGTACCACGCCTATAAAGAGGATCATTCTCCCTAGCAGGTGCGGCAATGACATTCACTCCATTCGACCCCTTGGAGTTCAAGAATACCAAGGTGAATGATGCAGCCCTCGGCGCTTTAAAGCGCGAGATCGCGAATATCCTGAGCTCCTATGTCGGCTGGTATGATCCGTTCTGTGAGTTGATCCAAAATGCCCTCGACGCTGTTGAGGCCCGCGCCGCACAGGAAAAGGCAGCGGGTGCAGACGGGGGCTACAAGCCGAAGATTGATATTCTGATCGACCTCGACGGCAATGCCCTGACCGTGTCGGATAACGGCATCGGCCTGGACAAGGAGAAATTCGAGCAATTCCTGGCTCCAAACTTCTCATTCAAATCCGGGAAAACGCGGGGCCACAAAGGCGTCGGCGCCACTTACGTGGCGTATGGTTTCAATTACATGCGGGTGACCACTAAAGTCCCCGGCTTCTCGGCGTCGGGGCGGATCATCGGCGCCAAAAACTGGCTGCAAGACAACGCTACAGGCGCCAATCCCAAGATTGAACCGGACGGCTCCCCCATGTCGGACGCGGCGTACGAAGGTTATGATCGCGGCGTTAGCATAACAGTGCGGTTCGATGACAGCACTCACCCGAAGCGTCTGGATTGGACACGAGCGAACAGCGCCGAAAAATGGGCGAAGATACTGGCGATCAAGACGGGGCTAGGGTCAATCATAGCCGATCCGAACATAGAAATCACGATCAAGGTTGTTGCGGACGGCGTCACCACCACCGCCAAGCCTGAGGGAACCTCATATCTCTGGCTATATAAGGACGCCAAGAAGACTGCCCGCGTTCGTGAGGTGGAAGCGGCGACGAAGGCGTTGTTCGAAAAATTCGGCGCAGGGCGGGCACTGCCGGACAAATATCGAAATCTGGACTTTCTCTACGACTCTTGGAGCTCTGCGGAGCTGCGCGCTCTGATTGGCTCAAATCTCGACGCCGAGGAAATCGAGGTGTTGGAGAAATACACGCCCACAATGGCCGTCGAATTTGGCTACACCGCCAAGCTGTGGACACGTTTCAACGAAGCCCTGGAAGTTCGTGCAGGTTATCGGGTACTAAACAGCGGCATTCAGTTAGCAGCCAATAATATGCCACAGGGGGAGGCGATCCTAATCCCTCTAACGAGGAATATCGGCCGGCAAAACCAGCTCCATTTTCTAGTGCATTTCGACAACTATTCGCCTGATATGGGCCGAAAAGGCTTCCATCGTGAGCTAACGGACTTCGCGAAGAGCGCCTCGCGGCATATCACTGAGAATCACCTGGCTCGACTGAGGCACCTTTTGAAGGCGAACACTGGTGTTGCCCCGGACCTGGTGCGCGAGATGAAAATTAGCGACTGGAAAAAGGAGATGCTGGAGCACGAGGGCAAGAGTCCTTTGACGCTGACTAGCAGCCATTTTTTCAAGCCCACAGAGCGCGTCTCGATTACGTCACGCCCGACTCGCGAGCAGGATGTGATTGCCCTGTTCAACCAACTGATCGCTGGCGGTGTCATTCGCGGGATCGTGGTCATGTCCACGAACGAGCGCTTCACCTATGACGGCCTGGTCAAGATCAGCTTCGATCTCGACACCCCCTTATATATCTACGACGCGGTTGAGAATCCGCTCGGGGTTTCAGAGGAAATTGCAGAAGCTTTGCATGGGCGAGTGACTGACCCCCAAATTCTGGAGTTCAAGTTCAGCCTGGACGGGCTGGTTGAGGACTTCGACACCCTCGACAAAAATATCGTGGATGTTGATCTCTGTGTCGCGTGGGAAACGGGGAATCTATACAAGGAGAGATATGGGATCACGTCTCTCTTGATCCCCGAAAACTCCGATCAGCGCCAATATCATGGTCTTACCCACATACTCACTGACCTGGAGTCTGGCGCGAAGCTCTGCGATCTGATTATCTTATCTGAGCTTGTTGATATGCTGAACGACCCTGCGGGAACCGCCGCACGCCAGCGAGAGAAATATGAGTAAGGGCGCCCGCCCTAATCCAAGAAGCGGGCCTCACCCGCACCGCTCGCCCACGAACCGCGAGCGGTTGTCGGCGGTTCATCCTACTTCCACTGGCTATCTCTAGCGGCCGGCGGCCAAGTCCAGCCTCCTATCAATCAGGAGTCCGACATGATCCCGCCCCGCGACCTTAACAACCCCATAAACATCGCCGAGAAAGGGTGGTGCGCCTTCGTCGAAGGCAAAGACCCAAGGCGCAGCGCCTATGCCGGCAAGCCCGGCTGGACCACGTGGCTAACTGGTTTTCAGGCTGCCGCTGCATATTGTGCCAACGAGTAGGGGCTCAGAAGTTCTAACTTTATGGACCCCCAAATTACCCCCGCGATACAGTCTCAAAAGATAGCATATTGACTTGTGACACCATCTCGATATGAGACGGTATCTTTTGAGACTCGTGGAGCCGATATGAGCCGCATTGCCTACTACCGCGTCAGCACCGGCGATCAGAGCGTCGAGGCCCAGCGTCAAGCTCTAGGCGGCGGGTTCGACAAGGAGTTTGCCGACGAAGGGGTAAGCGGTACCACGCCGGCAGCGTCACGCCCAGGCTTCGCCCGCCTGCTATCCTATGTCCGCGAGGGTGACACGATTTATGTCTATGCCCTAGATCGCCTGGGGCGCGATGCTCTGGACGTGCAGGCCACGGTGCGCCGGCTGCTCGGCATGGGCGTCACGCTTGATGTGCTGGGGCTTGGGCCGATCGGTCGCGGCGTGGGCGAGCTGATTGTGGCCGTGTTGGCGCAGATCGCCGACATGGAGCGTGAACGGATCAAGGAGCGGTGCGATAGCGGCCGTGCTGCGGCCAGGGCCTCCTTGGAAGCTACAGGACGCACGCACCGGGGCAAGGTCAGCCTGGGCCGCCCCAAGGCTGCCGATGCCGCAGAGGTGGCAGCGTGGCGGCGTGAGCATAACGCCACGATCCCCGCGACCATGGCCCACTTCGGTATCAGCCGTGCCACCGTGGCCCGCTACTGCGCAACTTAGGATCGCAAACGACAAAGCGCGCGATTTCCCGAGCAATACTCAATGACTTTGAAAGAGCTCAAACAAATCTCAAGGCGGAAGCGACGAACACCAAGATCTAGAAGTCAAGGCAACGACTCGCGACCTCAATTTGCAAAGCTGTCAAGCCCTGACCCCTAGCGCTCCGGAAATAGTTTGCGCTCCCTCTACACGCCGGACAGGCGGCGGCTCATATTGCTGAGCATCTTGGTGAAGACGTCCACATGACCCGGCGCCCCCTCATGCGCCAGCGATTGTAGCGCGTCGGGTTTCAGGCCCTCCCAATCTACCAAGAACTCTTCATCTTCCAAGAACAAGCTCACACAGCCAAATATGAGCGCCTTGGGCACGTCTGCCGCCAAAACGCGCGGCGTCCCTACCTGTGCCGCTGCATGGCTACCCATCCAACCAAGAGCGTGGCGTGCCGCTTGCCCGCGAAGTAGCGGGCGAGCCTTTTGTCGATCGTCCAACTTATACCCTTCGCGCCGACCTCGTTCGAAGTTGTGACGCTGCCGCGATACAGCGTCACAACTTCGGGGAGTGCTTCAAAACGCCCAAGCTCGTCTCCGGTCATAAGGGCAGCGCGCGGCACGCTGCGCATTATTCGCAAGTAGCGTTCGTGGTTGCGCCCCATTTCGTGGGGCGTCGGGCCGCAACTCGTGTAGACCGCCCGCACGGCGGCTCCCAACGCCATCACGCACAACTCGCCGGCACGGTGGGCGCCCTCGAAGAGCGCCAGCCATTCCATTGGAAGCGCGTTATCGTCCGGGCGTCCCATATGGCAGCGCAGACCGTAGAGGAACATCAAGACCGCATCTCGGGCCGCGCCGCCCCTGCCGATGATTTCGGCGTGCCAACGCAATGATAGAGGGCGCGCGGCGGCAAAGAACTGCTCTCGCGTGTTTGTAAAGCGCTTGGGATAAGGGCGATTGCTAAGCGACGCCTCCGCGCTTTCAAGAATTTGCACGCATTGATAGGACGCCCAGAGTGCCTCAAGGAAGTTCTCGCGATCGAGGAAGCTGGCGTTTTCTTGATGGAAATCGGGCTTTGCGGTGGTTGCGATCATCGCCAAAATACTACCACACAACGCCGGGAAATTCATTAGAAAAGGAAAAAAGGCCGCGCCGATGATCTCAATCTGCGGGCCTTTCCACCTCGGCCCTCTACTCGATTTCGGGCTTCCAAAGCTCACGCTTACACTCGGCGGGCGTCTCATTGATCTTCGCGCTGTATCGCGCGGTTTTGCACTTCAACGCTGCCAGCGCATAGCGTGCCGGATTTGGAACATACTTAGGTAGAGTGCAGCGATTATCCCGCATGATGTCCAGGGCGAGCCTAGCTTTCGCCAAATCGTTTGAATCCTCCATGGCGCGCAACGTTGCGCGAGGCGCGCTGTTGTCCGTCACCGACGATGCCAGGTTGTCGGCCATGTTCTGCGAGACATGTTCATAGTCGGCCATAAGTTTGGCACAGATACCAGCAGTTGCCGGCTGGGCTGCCTGTACTGGCTTAGTCTGGGCATGCGCTTGAGAACCGCTTGCGACGAATGTCGCAACGGCGACCAAAATGAACTTATGCATAGTCCCCCCTTAAACACTGAACCTGAAGGGATAGAGGCCCGCGTACCGCTGTCTAGCCGATCCAACCATCTCGGCGCGAAAAGCGCCGACCAAGAAGCGCTAGTCCGCGCTATGCACAAGCTTAAGTACGACGCGCGGCGTGGGCGCGGCCTCTGCTTCCATTGCTGCATAGATTGCGTCCGCCGCAACGTCGCGGCCTGCCTCCATCAGCAAATCAGCAAGGGCGCTCAGGAACGTCATGTCGCTGGCGGAAAGTTTGGTGTTCTGCATCTCAGTTCCCCCGCCGACACCCGCTCACACATCGGCGGGCGAATCGGCCTGGGCAAGGCAGCTATGCGGGAAGGCGGGTGCGTGTCTAATGACACAACGCCCACTCAGATTTGGTGATGCAAAGCCAAATCCGGGCTGCGCATACTTCGGTCCATCTCATCCTGAACAACAAGACGAATGCGCCGACCTTTGGAAATTGTCATAAGATCATCGGCACGCAACCAGACCGTCAACGACCGGCCTGGCAGAATTTCCGAAGGTAGAGCAGGTTCGTTGATCGTCGTGGCCGGCAGCGCTTGGCCGACCCACGATCCGCGCTGCCAGCGCCAGTATCGGTAGAGATGCACCAAAGTCTCATGAAAGCGCCGCGCGCGGACATGCACCTCCATATAGATCGTCCGGACAAACACAGTCTGCGACCCATGGTTGGCTATCGTGACGCGCGTGAATGTTCCGGCGGGTGGATGCTCGGCGCTGTTGTAAGCGTGGCAGCTCGACATTTTCAGGTGCCGTCTAGCGCCTCGCCACTGGACGCCCGCGATAACGGTGCTGAGGCCAGCGGCGTAAACAGCTATCCAGTCGCCCGCGTCCATCGCTCGCACGCCCGCAATGACCGTGCTGAATCCAGCTACTATCCAGTTCCCCGCTTCCATCACGGAAGTATGCGTCGATAATCGCGACCGTCCAGCGATTTCACCGAAATGCTCGCGCCGAGCTTGCACTTCCGTTCTATAAATGTTCTCATTGCGACATGCCCAGACTCGCCGAACCCATGCCGCCCGTTCCCGACACCCAGCTCGCGCGCTCAATCGCGTCATGGCTTCGGCGGGTGCCGCCGCGCACCCTAGTCGAGCTTGCCGACTCCGATGCCCGCGACGACGCTGCCGCCGCGCTCGGCGAGATGATCGCCGCCGAGATGACGATGGCTTACCCGGAGCTGGTGGAGTCGAGCGCGCCGGCGCTGCCGTTCTGA